GGAGTAGTTCCGGGATTGTCTAGCTGTAATGCATATGTAATTTGAACTTTGCCTGTACCGTTGGTTTCTAATTTGATATTTCCATTGGTATTAACTGTTTGCAATACTGAAGCATCTGGAATTAGGGGATCGTCCGGCGTTGGGTCTTCTAAGTAAAAATTTAATCCAGAAAACTGTACTCGATTTCTAAAAAATTGTGCAACAATGGTGTTGTCAACTGCTACTCCAATTAAACTTTCTGTTGGTTGTACAAAATATGGTCCGATTGGAAACAATCCAAAGTCTATTGGATCATCTATATCAAATGCTGAAACTCGAGTATTACTTTTTAAAATCTGAAATGTTGGATTGGTTTGAATCGAATCGTCGACATATTTTTTGTTGGGAATATCGTCGTCGTTAATAACCTGTAGTTCGTAATTCAATGTGCCTGCTACTTTAACAACACCAGTACCAGTACCAATTAGAGTTAAATCACCATCGTCGGTAGCTGCATTAGTTAAAATTTCTTTTAGTCTCAGTTTGCTAGTGTTATAGCCTGCGCCTTCTTTTAGATTCCAAGTAGCATCATTTTCGTCCCACAATAAAGAAACATTAGTTGCAAGTCCTCGATCAACTTCAATACCCGAGAATCTAAGAGTAACACCATTACCTGTTTCACCGTAGTTTACAGTAATGATGTTATCTTGGACTTCAAGTTGTTCAACAGAGACATTTACCGTATCACCTTCAACTATCAAGTTTCCAGTAATAATAGTGTTTCCAACACCCAAACCGGTATCAAGGGTTATTGTTGCCCCTTCACCGGATTTGATGTTGTAATCACCGCTGACTTGTATAAACTGTCCCATACTTACTTCCTAGATTAGATAGCAGTTAAAATTATCAAAGTTTCTGTAGAGTCGTCTGATAGATCCCATTTAAAACGATTGCCGTTAAAATCTGCAGAGGTTTTTAGATTTAACTTTCTTAAAGTTCTACCGGTACCATTTAGATAGCCAACGATGGTCATTTCACCGTTATTTACTGGATCTAAGTTAGTACCTTCTACTAATTTGCAAATTTCTACGGCTGTTGTACCGTTGTCTGTGCTACATCTAAATCTACGAGCACCTTTCTGTTTAGAAATGATACCTTCATAGACTGAACCACCTGATTTAAATCTTACAGGGATATTATTTGCAGTACCTTTTTTACCGAGAGTACCGTTAGCAGCTTCTAACCCTGTAGCCCCAAATAATTGTTTTGGTAATTTATTTGCCATTTATTTTCTCCTTTGAGTGACGTTCTAGGTCTGCACGGCGGCTTCCGCACAATCTTCTAGATACTTTATTTATCCGCGACTCAGCATAGCCATCAACTCTAATTTTTCTACTGTAGATATAATTTGATTGATAGCATCTATTTCTTTTTGCGCACTTTCTAAATGACTTCTGCTGTGAGTTTGTCTATGGGCAACCATAATTTTGCTGTGTTCTTGTATGTGCATGTTTATCATGCGTTCTATTTGCTGTACATCATGCCTAAACATAGGGAAGCGTTTGCGCCATGCGCTAAATTGATTTTGTAATTCTTTAAAGTCTTGTTCGCTTTCTATCTGCATCCAATATTTAAGTCAAACAAAAAGGACCCGGAGGTCCTTTTTGAATTTAATGCAATTATTTCTAATACGGATTAGGTATAAGAAACACCAGCAATAGTTACTTGACCTAAGTAGTCCGCAGCATTACCTAGAGATGATGCTGTGTTTGTCAACTCAACATAACCATAACGTGTCATGAATGATACGACTGGTTCGAAAGTTGATGGGTCAAGAACAACGCCACTGCTCATCAATGGAATGTATGGGCAATAGAACGCTGCTGCGTCAGATTCGCTAGAACCTTTGTAACCAACAACAATTGCGCTGTCATCAGCAGCGTATGTGTTAACATACACTTTCATTGCGCTGTTCAATGTACCAACAAACTTGGTGTTTGTAGGTGCTTCGAATGTACCTTCTGTTGTTCTTGCGAACGCAGAAGTTGTAGCACTTTGAAGAATTGTCAATGCTTGTGGGCTAACAACGGCCCAGTTACCTGCACCGCGACGTGTACGCTGAGCGATCACGTTAGCAACACGGTTGATAGCAACTGCCAATGCGGCATGCTCGTCACCAACGAATGTAGCTGTACCAGACACTGCTGTCTGATTGTATGCTACTGTATTGCTTGCGCCAGCAGCCAAAGTACCTAAGCTACGTAGAACTTCTTGGTCGATCTCAGCTGTGATCTCTTGTGCAAGAGCAGCCATGATCTCAGCTTCGATGTCAATGCCTTGTTGGGCTTGTGCATCTTGAGCTGCTTCGAATGTCCAGCGAGCTGACAACTTACGTGTCTTGGCTTCAACTGTTTGCTTCAAGATTTGAATGCTTAGTTTGTTTCCAGCAACACCTTCTTTTGCTGCTGTAGCATCAGCTTTTCCTGGTGCAACACCAGAATAGCCTTCAGCGATCTTGAATGGGCTTAGTGCCTCTTCACCAGCTGTTGTAGATCCACCTGTGCCGTCACTGAATGTATCAGAATAACGAACACGTAGTGTGTGGATTTGACCAACTGGGCCAGTCATTGGTTGTACACCTACTAACTCGTTAGCAATAACGGTAGGCATTACACGTCTGATCACTGGAAGGATCACACGATTTAGGGTTGCAACGTTGCCAGCGGATGTAGCTCCAGCTGTGGCACTCTCTGCCAAATACTTGCGGGTATTCTCTAGAGTAGTAGCCATTACTGAACGCTTGTTACCTTGAAGACCTTCTAAAAGAGCTTCTTTGGTTTCCGACCAGCGTGACTCGAGTAATTGTGACATTATAGTTCTCCTTAAACTTTTAGTCCCGCAAGCCTGCGGATGTCAAAAATTTCAGCAGTTTTTTCTTCACTGCTAAAAGATTGTGCCTGATTCTTATTGCCTGTAACTTCTTTGCCTTCTGTCAACGCTTTCTTAACTGGAGTATTGCCACCGTTCATCACTGAAGGTAGGTACTTGTCATAAGCGGTGTATAATTTTTCTGTCTGAACTGATTCAAGTAATTCTTTCATCACTTCACGTTTGTCGCCACTCAATGGACCAAGCAATTCGCTCATAACTTCTTTGCGATTCATTGTGTTTTGTGCAATACGTAATTGTTGTTCACGACTTTCAACTAACTTTTGTGTTTCTGCAACAATTTTTGCTGCTTCTTCAAGTTCTTGCTCTTTTGCAGCAACCACTCTTAGAAGTTTTGCTGTTTCGCTTTTCTCATTGAGATGGCTTGCAGCATATTCGCTGGCGAAACTTTCAAAAAGTCTACGACCAAAGTCATTCTTACGAGCAGCATCGATATCTTCACGCAACTGTACCATTTCAGATTTTAGTCCTTTAGAGACTGTTTCCTGAACGATATGTGCTGCACGAGCAATAAAATCTTGTTTAACTTGTTCAAACTTAGCTTTGCTTTCGCGGACTAGTTTTACCTTTGTCTCGGCTAAGTCTTTCTTGTCTGAGTGGAATTCTGCGATTTCTTTCGCTAGTGCATCCACAATAAAAGATTCTAATTTACCAACGTTGTTAGCAACTGCTTTACGATCTTCGTGTAATTCTGCAAGTTCTTTGCGCAAATTATTCAATACAAATGCTTCCATTGCTGTAGCATCTGATTTCATTTTTTGTGCATACTTGGCACGGGCTTCGATAAGTCCTTGACGGTCTTCAGCTAACTCTGATAGCTCTGCCTGTAGGCGGTCTGCTAACATTGTTTCTACTGCTTCAACCATTGCTGACTTGTCGTGCTCATACTTTTGTGCAAATTCTTCACGTAGCGTAGCAGTGACTTGATCACGATTTTCTTGAATTCTGCTTTGCCAAGCGGTTTCAATTTCCGATTTAAGTTCTTCGGAAATCACATTGTTTTCAAACAACTGTTTAACGAAATCTAGCATGTGATTCTCCTACTGTTATTTGAGACCTCTGATGATTCTCACCAGACTCTCTGCTATGTATTTCTGGGCCTTTGGGTCGCCTTTGACTTCTTGTGCTATTTTAAATGCCTGGTTTCCACCTAATGTATTCATTAAATGTTCGTATACTGGAGTTGGGTAAGCTCCCGGGGCGCTAGGTTGTGCTACAATATCAACTGTGATAATTTCAAAACCTTGAACATTGCCACTGCCATCTACTTCACCGGAACCTCTACTCGATACACCCAACTTGACTCCCGACTCCAACATGGTTTGTACTAATTGCCCCATTGGAGTTGGGATGATTTTAAGTTTTCCGTAGCCGTTAGGACCATCCATCCACATCTTGGTAATCATATGACTAACACGATCTAGATTAATTTTTAAATCCTGCGGGTGATCCAACTCTCCGCAAACAGAGTATCCACCGGAGATCTGCTCGTTGAGCGTTTTGACAGCCTTGCCAATTTCTTGAGAAGAATAAATTCGCTGATTCTGATTGCGGATATCTCCTTGAATGCAGATACCGTTCAGATGCAGCGATTTTTTATCGCCCTCGCCTTCGCTCTCCAAGACAATCTTTGCCTGGTCAAAACTCAATTGTTCACTGAGATTAGTTTTCACCATTACGTCCTATTATCTACGGCCACGGAAAAGACTTGCTTTATCAACTGAACCGGAAGAACCACCTGCTCCACTGAATTTACCTTCAGCTTCGCCTTTCTTCTCTGCACCATGACCTGGCTCTTTCGTTGAGAAAGCACCACCTGCCTTGCCGCCTGGAACATTGATATTACCTGCGTTATCTTCTTTTGGTGTACCTTTGAATAGGCTTGATCCGCCTAGTTGTCCACCACCTGCACCTGCATACTTAGGTGCTTCTTCTTTGCTGCTTAGAATGTTAGCAGTTGTACCGCCCATGTCATTCTTGCCTGCTACGATAGATTTTGCATTTACGTTTGGCTTGTCGCTCTGTGAACCTGTACCACTGTATTGACCTTCACCTTGGCCTTTCTTTTCTGCGCCGTGGCCACCTGGAACTTTTTCAACATACTCACGTACTGTGGCTAGATCGAAATCATCTTTCATTTTGTCGTCCATGCCGTCCATTTCGTCGTCCATGCCTGCTTCGCCGCCACCTAGCTTGTCAAAACGTGCTTGTAGTTCGTCTACAATGCTGTCTAGGTCTTGGAATAATTCTTCTTC